GCTCCACATAGTCACTCAACCATCTCCTATACGCTTTATTATCAATAGATAATATCATTTTTCGTAATAAAGATAAAAAAATAAGTAAGGCTTCTCATTAAAATATAAAAAAGACAGCCGACCACTGGCTGTCCTTAGCAGAATATTGAAATAGTGAGCCATCTGTTTTCCGCCAGATAGCTCAACATGTATATGGGTAACGAGTGCAACCTCGCTACTTGAAAAGCTTAGCATAAGCATGGGTATAAAAAAAGCCGGATTCCTCCGACCTTAATTAATAATTCTGACACAATTATTATATCATAAATGGAGGAATCAATGGATGGTACTTTTCGATGTAAAGAAGTATGAGACACCAGAGGCAAAAGATGTGGATATGGATCGCACAAAACATAATGTTGGTGTTTTTCTTTCAGCATATCTGTCAGCTAGATGTAGGATAGGTCAACCTCGGGAGCCTAAAGTAACGGCATCTTACTCCTTGGTTCCACCTTCTACAGCAAATAATACATTTGAAGCAGAACGAATGATGATTGAGAGAGAGGAAGCGCAAGAAGAATTTGAGTACTTGCACAAATTATTTGTTCGTGGCTATTCAGCAATTCAGCATCCGCATAAACCTGATGTAACAGAAAGGCGCAAGAAGATATTCTATGATCGTTATATCAATGGTCTGCCCATTTATGTAACTGCTCAAAGGAATAATACTAGCGAAGAATCGGTTAAAGTAGAATCAAACAGAATTATCATCCAATTTGCTTCATCGTTAGAACTGGTTGCTTTTAAGTAGCCAGTTTTTACACTTTTTATACCCTTTGATTACCCATTTGGTTTCCATTTTATACCTTTTTTATACCAATCACTTACCTGGTAAATGATTTATTATGATAGTGTCGAAAGATTAGTGATAGGTCTGAGACAAAATAATAATAAAAGGAACATCGTTTTATTATTGTTTCACAATTAAGCTTCGATAGACAGCAACGGAAATATTAAGAATAAGGATGTGAATTCCAACTCCTTCTAAATTGTTCTTATTATCTATCATCCGTTGCTGTTTATTAATTTATGTATTGGAGGGAAAACGAATGGAAGTCGAGCAAATAAAGTATCAAGGTATGGATCGGGAACGGTTGATTGATATTATTGAGCAACAACGTTTAGAATTGATCCAAAAAGAAGCTGTATGTAAAGAGTACAAAAAACATTTAGAACAAGTAATTGAGTATCATTCAGTAGAAAAGTACAGATCAGTGGTGCAAAAAAATAGAGCAACGAGTCCTGATCCTCGTCAAGATGTATCGATTAGTATCAAGACGCCAGTATTTAATTCTGTTAAATCAGAAAAGCTAGAAAGTATCTCAACTGCTTTGGTAGAAAAAGCAGCTGAAATGAACTCCCTAGCAAATGAAGTTAGTCGTCTTATTTAGTCACATCGATAACTTGAGAGTCTTTGGTGATTCCGTTTTTTATAGAATTAATGGTTTGTTCAGCGGAATATTTAGTCAAGTATGTTTCGCTAGTTGCTACTACTTCATTGTTATCGGACTTAATAACGAAGTAATATTGGCCATTAGTTGCTTCTCTTATAACAAAGTACAAATTTTTCACCACCTTTTAATTTATTTCAGCGGACCACTCGCTGATAAATAAAATTATACACTTAGTATTTATTTTCACAATATTAATTTGTCACTGTGGCGGAAAGGGTAGACGCTAAGCATGTGTGTTAGGTCAATGCTTCGGCAACCATGCAAGGTTCGATTCCTTGCCAGTGACTTTGGCAACTGAGGGTTGGAAATGGGCGCTCAAAGTACACGAGCAAGGCGAGGTCGATAGTAATCGATGGAATCGGTGTAGGTTGCTATTACATAATTGATTGGGTTAGATTGAGTTTTGGGATTCGGTACAAATGAATCGTCAAATGACTCAAGCACAGGATCGGAAACGTCCCTGCCTGTGCATTACATATTAGATCACTCGTTGAGTGGTCTTTTTATTTTAGAAAAGAGAGGATTTTGAAAATGAATCATGAGAAGTTTATCGAAAAATGCAAGGCTATTGTACGTGAAAGAATTGAGAATGAGATTGCTGACCTAAGTGGAGCAGTACCTGAGTTTAGTGTTTTCATAGTCTGGTCATGCAAAACACTACAGAATAGCAAAGCATTAGTCAGCGCTAGCTTAAAAGGAGCACCGTATTTTGAAATTACGTTGAACGGGGACAAAGGTGAAATCTATGTAGATACTTATCTCAAAAAATCAAATGAATGTATCAAAGTCTAGCAGGTGCTAGGCTTTTTCTTTACATAAAGGAGGAATGATCTCATGAAACAATATACCGCTAAAGATTTCGAGGAAATGAAGCGATTAAAGAAGGACTATGAAGAAGTTGATATGGAGCTAACTGTTGGAGTCATTCAACGAAGACTGCGGGTCGGATTAGAGACAGCAAAGGCTATTTACAATGATCTAAATGCTATTGAAGAGAAGAATGGCTAATGAGGAACTACTGGTATATATCGCTAACTAATGAATATCCTCGAACCATTGATGATTGTTCAGTGCGTGTTGTGCGTTCTGTACAAATCAAAGGGAAGTACTCTATTGTCGAAATGGGGAGAGAAGCAGAACCATGTGAGATTGATGCGTGCAAGCTCGTTTATTGCGGTCATGGTTTCTATGATGAACCAAACATTCAAAATAATATTAACAAGAATTTGAGGGATTAGAATGCAAGAAATGGCTTAAAAATCTCCAATCAGGACAAATCAAGTTAGACAAAGTTTCCGATTTAAAGATATTAATTGAAGCAGATCTAATGTTGAAAGATATTGAAAATTAGAAAACAAAACTCAACCTAAGAAGATTGCGAGGTGGTGTGTATTGAATGGCAAGACAACGTGATCCAAGACGTGATGAAGCCAAAAGAATTTGGTTAGAATCCAACGGAGAAAAGCAGTTAAAGGAAATTGCATCTGAATTAAATGTTTCAGATTCTCAGGTTAGAAAATGGAAATCGCAAGACAAATGGAGCGCTGAATTGAAAAGTAACGTTACCAATGGCAAAAGTAACGTTACTAATCAAGGTGGCGCTCCTATTGGTAATCAAAATGCTAAAGGTAACAAAGGAAATAGCCGAGCTTCTCCGCCAGTGGGTAATAAAAACGCTTTGAAAACAGGCGAGTATGAAACCATATTTTTTGAGACACTAAGTGATGAAGAGAAGGACATCTATTCTAGTCTGAATGATAATCCTTCTTTTGTTTTGTCTGAAGAAATACGTCTACTTAAGATAAGACAATTTCGTATGATGAAGAGAATCCAACAAGCTGAAGCTGGACTAAATGATGAAGAAGTCGAACGATTGCAGCAGCTAAGAAAGATTAAAAATCCGATTGAAAAAAATGGTAAAAAGCTAGAAATCAAGCGTGAGGTTATGCAAGATGTGCAGATTAGCAGAAAAAAACATCGCAAAATTGATGATATTCTTTCAATTGAAGATTCATTGACTCGGATTAGCAACCAGTTAGCTAAAGCCATCAAGCAAATGAATGAACTTTATATGAATGAATACAGAACTGATTTAATTAAAGCTCAGACTGATAAGATCCAAGCTGAGACAAATGAAATTGGCGGAAATAATTCAGGTGAAGAAATAGAAGAATGGAAACAGGCAGTTTTAAATGCCGCAAACAAACGGGCGGTGAAAGAAAATGAATAATGAATTTATTCCTTTTGCTGATATTGGTTCTGCCATTGATTATTACTATGATAAACCAGTAGCTTTTTGCCAAGATATTTTGCATTTGAATCCTGATGAATGGCAAGAAAATGTTTTAAATGATTTAGCTGAATTTTCAAAGGTTTCTGTTCGTTCTGGTCAAGGAGTTGGAAAAACAGCATTAGAAGCAGGAGCAATACTTTGGTTCTTAACGTGTCGACCCTACGCTAAAGTAATAGCAACAGCTCCGACAATGAAGCAACTTTACGATGTACTTTGGGCAGAGGTAGCTAAATGGTTAAATGATAGCTTGATCAAAAACTTACTGAAGTGGACAAAGACCAAAATTTATATGGTTGGTGATTCAGAGCGTTGGTTTGCTACGGCTAGAACAGCGACTAAACCAGAAAATATGCAAGGTTTTCACGAGGACCATATGTTGATTGTGGTAGATGAAGCTTCTGGTGTGTCTGATCCAATTATGGAAGCTATTCTTGGTACGCTATCAGGTTTTGATAATAAGCTGTTGATGTGTGGAAACCCCAATAATATTGAAGGTGTTTTTTACGATTCCCACAATTCAGACCGTGATAAATACAGAGTTCATAAAGTATCAAGCTATGATAGTAAACGTACAAACAAAGACAATATAGAAATGATTCTTAAAAAATATGGAAAAGAAAGTGATGTTGCTCGTGTCCGTATTTTTGGAGAATTTCCCAAAGGTGCGTTGGATTCATTTATCAGTCTTGAAACGGTTGAATTGGCTACAGAAAAACAAATTAGTGATTCTTTAGTCAATAAAACAACGGTTGCTCATATTGGTGTTGACGTAGCTCGATATGGTGATGATTCTACGATTCTCTTTCCTAGAATTGCTACCAGGGCATTGGAGTATGAGAAGTATTCAAAACGTAGCACCATGGAAACAACAGGATATGTCATCAACATGGCCAAGAATCTAATGAGTCAATATCCGAGTATTGATAAAGTGATGATTAAAGTCGATGACACTGGTGTCGGAGGTGGTGTAACCGACCGCCTAGAAGAACTTATAGAAGACAAACATTATCCTTTTGAGGTGTTTGGAGTGAATAACGGTTCAACATCAGAAGACGATTTTTACGATAATTTAGGTACTCAACTATGGGGAAACATCAAGGAAATGTTAGAAGAAAATATGACAGCAAATCTTAACGGAGAACAGCCTGTTATTGAATTGCCTTCTGATAGTTCGTTAATCAAAGAATTAAGTACTCGCAAATTCAAAATGACAAGTAGAAGTCGTATACGTTTAGAAAGTAAAGATGATATGAAAAAGCGAAATATTGGTAGTCCCGATATTGCTGACGCACTGGCTTTAGCGTTTTATGAGCCACCAAGTCACTATCAATTTATTCAATTTTAGGAGGTGAGCTTTTGATTAGTACAGTATTATCTTTAGAGAGATATAAGAAGCTACGTGTTAAATATGCAACACAAATTGAAGATGGAATGTTTGATCCGAATGGTTTTATAGAAGATATGAAACCATTTTTTGCTGATCGCGAAAGAAAATATCTAGCTTATACTAGCGAAAAGAATGAAATAGATAATAGACCAAAGCCTAACACTGATATTGTAAAAGTTAATAATAAACTTCATGCTGGTATGTATTCAATTGTCGTAGACCAAGCAGTCAATCATTTTACTGGTATACCTATCAAATGGGATTACGATGTATCGGAACAAAAAAGAACACTCATTCAAAGATTAAAAGATAAATTCTTAAAAAATGATATAGAACTTCCGACAGTTCCAGAAGCTTTTAACAAATTAACAAGCAATCTTGATTCCATGAGATTCGCAATGCTTGATTCTGAAACTGCAACTTTTCAAGGAGCTTGTGGAGTAGCTTTCCGATTGTTAGAGCCTGTGGAAGAAGATGATGGTTGGAAGTTAAGAGCAAGTAATATTGAACCTTGGAGAGCAGAAAGATATGGAAATGCCGGAATCTATATCAAAGAAAAGTATGACTCTTACCAGAAAAAATTTTTTCAAGAAATGAAAGTTATGACGAGAAATAAAATTCTGACATATGCTTGCTATGGTGATTTGAATTTTGT